GATATAATGTATGAATGACTAAAAAATATTATACACACGTTCTATGCTTTGGTAATCACATTATGTACCGAGGCCTCAACAATGGTCGGAGAGTAAAACAGAAGATTGAATACTCTCCGACTTTGTATTTTCCTACGAACAAAAATACCGAATGGCGCTCGCTGCAAGGCGATGTGCTAGAGCCTAAATCATTTGGCTCTATCCGTGAGGCTAAAGAGTTCATCAAGCGATATGAAGAAGTCCAAAACTTTAAGATGTTTGGCAATACCAGGCTAGAGTATGCCTATATTGCTGACACTCAAAAGGGCATCATAGATTGGGACATTAAAGACCTTGACATAGCCATCATTGACATTGAGGTGGGGTCAGAAAACGGCTTCCCGGACCCAGCCACCGCCAGCGAACCGGTGACCGCCGTAGCTGTGAAAAGACTAAATAAAAGGTTAAGCGTTTACGGATGCGGGGATTTTGACAATACCCGTGATGATGTTGACTATATCAAGTGCCAAGACGAATATACCCTTCTTAAAACTTTTCTGATGGATTGGGAAGCAAATACACCAGATATTATGTCTGGTTGGAATATTAAATTCTTTGATATTCCCTATCTACACAATCGTATGCAACGGATTCTTGGGCCAGATTTAACCAAGAAACTATCTCCATGGGGTGGTCTTGCAGAACGTGAAAAAATTATTAAAGGTAAAAAACAAACAACATATGAGATACTCGGCGTTTCTTGTCTTGATTATATTGAGTTATACCGCTGGTATGCTCCTGCAGGTAAGTCACAAGAGTCCTATAAACTTGACCATATTGCCTCAGTAGAACTTGGTACAAACAAACTAGATTATTCAGAATATGATAATCTTCACCAACTCTATAAATTAAACTATCAAAAGTTTATTGAATACAACATTAAAGACGTAGAACTTATCGTAGATTTGGAAGATAAGTTAAAACTGATTGAATTGGCTGTAACTCTGGCTTATGATACGAAAACGAATTTTGAGGATGTATTTGCTCAAACTCGTATGTGGGATTCGTTGATTAATTGTTATTTGTTAGAACAAAAGATTATTGTACCACCAAAAGAACGTAAAGATAAAGAATCGGCTTTTGAAGGTGCCTATGTCAAAGAACCACAAGTTGGCAAGCACGATTGGGTTGCATCGTTTGACCTCAATTCTCTGTATCCACATTTGCTGATTCAGTATAACATTTCACCAGAAACAATTATTGAACCAGATCAATATACATTAGAAATGCGCCGTATTATTTCTGATGGTGTAAGTGTTGAGAAGATGCTTGATATGAAAGTTGACACAAGCAAACTAGAAGGTGTTACATTGACACCAAACGGTCAATATTTTACAACACGCAAACAAGGCTTTCTTCCAAAAATGATGGAAGAAATGTACGAGGATCGTAAAAAGTTTAAGAAGTTAATGATTAAGGCACAGCAAGATTATCAAGTTGAAACTGATCCTAAAAAGAAAGTAGAACTTGACAAATTAATTGCTAGATATAATAATCTACAACTTGCGAAAAAGGTTTCACTAAACTCCGCTTACGGTGCTCTAGGCTCACAATACTTTCGTTTTTATGATTTGCGTCAGGCACTTGCAGTTACACAAGCAGGCCAATTAAGTATTCGTTGGATTGAGAAAAAACTCAATCAGTTTATGAACAAACTATTAAAGACAGAAAAAGATTATGTTATCGCCTCAGATACAGATTCGATTTACCTTCGTCTTGGTGAACTCGTTGATAAAGTGTATAAAGAAAAGACGGACACTAATTCAATCATCACCTTCATGGACAAGGTCTGTGAAGATAAAATACAACCGTTTATTGACGAAAGTTATCAAGAGCTTGCTGATTATGTTCACGCACACTCACAAAAAATGCAGATGAAGCGTGAAGCATTGGCAGACAAAGGTTTGTGGACTGCCAAGAAACGCTATGCGTTGAATGTGTATAATAATGAAGGTGTTGTGTATAAAGAACCTAAACTCAAAGTGATGGGTTTAGAAATGGTCAAATCGTCTACACCTTCCGTGATCCGTGAAAAGATGAAAAAGGTTTTGAATCTAATGATGATGGGCACCGAAGAAGATGTACATGAATTTGTTGCTAACTTCCGTGATGAATTCAACAAGTTACCGCCAGAAGATATTTCATCACCAAGAGGTTGTAATGGAATCGCACAATATTCTGATTCAGTAACATTATATAAGAAAGGTACACCAATTCATGTTAAAGGTGCGATTCTTTACAATTTTCATTTAAAGCGTTTGGGACTAGAGAATAAGTATCCTATGATCCAAGAAGGTGAAAAATTGAAGTTTGCTTATCTTAAAATGCCAAATCCAGTCAAAGACATGGTGATTAGTTTTCCACAACGATTACCAAAAGAATTAGATTTACAAGAATTCATTGACTATGATGTACAATTTGACAAAGCCTTTTTAGAACCAATTCGTGTAGTTTTAGATTGCATGGGTTGGAAAACAGAAAAACAAAATTCAATCGAGGACTTTTTCGGATGACACAAGTAATTTTTCCACTTTTAACTGCATTGGCACTTTCAGCTATTGCAGCTTTTTATTCCGTAATTGGTTTAGCACAAATATTTCCTGGTTCTTTCTGGCCAATTATCATTATGGGTGCAGTATTAGAAATTGCTAAACTTGTCACAGTATCTTGGGTTTACAATAATTGGAAAGCGACAACAAAAGCTTTAAAATATTATTTTTTAACTGCCATTGTTTTGTTGATGTTAATTACTTCAATGGGTATTTTTGGTTATCTTTCAAAAGCTCACTTAGAATCAAATGTAACTCTTGGTGCCAATACGGTTCAATTACGAACAGTTGAAGCACAGGAAAAGATTGCTCGTGAACGGTTAAATTATTTGTTGAAACAAGCTTCTGATCCAGAAAAAATTAATCCAAGGGTTGACCGAGATATTCGTGCTACACAAGCAGAGTTGAAGAAATTATCTGAACAAAAACTGCCTCTGATGGCAGAAGAAAATAAATTGGCGGCTGAGATTGGTCCTATTAAGTACATCGCCGAAATGTTCTATGATAAGGAAGATCCTTCATTCATAGATAAAGCTGTGAGAGCAGTAATTATTACAATTATTTTTGTATTTGATCCACTTGCCGTTTTATTGTTGATTGCTGCCCAACAAACATACCGCAAATTAAAACCGCACGAAAAAAAAATAAATTGGCCAAAGTTTACCTTTAAAAGAGAAGAAAAGCTTGACAATCAGCCTGAAAATGATGTACCATTTAAACCGTACTTAGACACATCTCCAATTGAGATTGTACCCAAATAAAAAATTAAACGACTTGACGGAGGTTCATTTTAACATGAGTTTATTAGATAAATTGAAAAAGAATACAACGATTAAAGATTCGTCTATTCTTGCTAAATCCAAATTCTTCAATGAAAAGGATATGATACCAACTGATGTGCCAATGGTCAATGTGGCATTATCTGGTCAATTAGATGGTGGCCTTACTCCAGGTCTTACAATGCTGGCAGGCCCTTCTAAACACTTCAAAACAGCATTTGCTCTTTTGATGGCATCTTCTTATCAAAAGAAATACAAAGATGCTGTTGTTTTGTTTTATGATTCTGAGTTTGGTACTCCACAAAAATACTTTGAAACATTCAATATCGATATGGATAAAGTATTACATACACCAATCACAGACATTGAAGAACTGAAACATGACATTATGAATCAGTTACAAGGCCTCGATAAAGATGATAAAGTGATTATTGTTATTGATTCAATTGGCAATTTGGCATCACGCAAAGAAGTTGAAGATTCACTAGAAGGCAAATCTGTTGCAGACATGACCCGTGCTAAACAAATCAAATCATTGTTTCGTATGATTACGCCACACCTAACAATCAAAGATGTGCCAATGGTTGTTGTCAATCACACCTACAAAGAAATTGGTATGTTCCCTAAAGATATTGTTGGTGGTGGCACAGGTTCTTACTATTCTGCTGATACGATTTGGATTCTTGGTCGTCAACAAGATAAAAATGCTGGCGAAGTTACTGGTTATAACTTCATCATCAATGTGGAGAAATCTCGTTATGTCCGTGAGAAATCTAAAATTCCTATTACCGTTTCATTTGATGGCGGTATTCAGAAATACTCTGGTCTTTTAGAAATTGCTTTAGATGGAGGTTTCGTTCAGAAGCCATCGCCTGGTTGGTATGCAAAAGTTGATCAAAAAACTGGTGAAATTGGTGCCAAGTTGCGTGAAAGCGACACAAACACCAAAGAATTTTGGAAAGATATTTTAAGTGACAAGAAATTTAAAGAGTACATTAAGCAAAGATATTCGATTGCTTTTGGTTCTATAATTCAGGAAGAAAATGATGAAGTTGTCGCTTAAAAAAGAAAAAGAGTGGCCAAAAGAAACTATAGATTATGAATTTATTGATAATGATGGATCAATGA